ATCCCCCTTACAGGGAAAAGTACGGTGTTATCCTCTGGATCAAAGCCCAGCTTGTACGCCTCTAGGATCCAGTAGGGGAGCTTTCTCTTATGGAGGTACTCACACGCCTCCTCACTATTGAGTAGGGCTGTATGGTACCTATCTACCAGCTCCTCATCCATTGAGGAGGTTTTCTGGGCTTGTCCTCTGTAGAGGTTAAGCTCCATAGGCTCTCTCTCTTTGGTTGAGTAGTTATACCTGCCTACCAGCCACTTATAGCCAGCTAAGGGGTTACTGAGCCCTAGCATATCCGCTACAAACTGTGGGAGATCTGCTGTATAACCACAGGTAAAACAATGTACTGTACCTGCCTCGTAGTGCTTTCCGTTTACGGTTTTCTCCGCCTTACTAATACCGCAAGAGGGATTACGCTCTTTACCGCCTCCGTGAAAAGGGCAAGTACACATAAGATCCGATCCAGTATCTCTAACCTCTCTAAGTAGCCCTGTACCGTAGAGCTGGAGCTTAATATCCTTAACTACCTGCTCTACGGTAGCCACTACAGGCATCCGCCAGATCGTTATCATTTCTTAGCTTTCTTAGGAGCTGTCATTTTGAGCATTACTACCTCAGTAACCTTTAAGCACTCAGCAAGTACCTCCTGCGGAAGTGTGCCAGCCTCTACAGCCTTAAGAGTAGCCTCCTCATCCACAGCCTCTACCGTTTTGATGCAATCGGTTAAGCCTCTGGTATGGAGCTCCTCTAAGAGCTTAGGCTCCTCAATGCTCTTACGCTCCTGCACAATACGCTCAAAGCGGTATCCTGCCTCATCGGTAAAATCCTTTTCTCCAGCCTCCGCCATAGCATCCTTAAGGAGTGCCTTGTACTTTTCCTCCTCTTTCTTTGCCTGTTCAAAGGCTAGCTTTCTGGCTTTATAAGCCTCTCGTAACTCCGCTAAATTCATAGCTTGTACCTCCTAATTATAAAATTTTCTATTAATTCTACTGTTAAACAGTAGCCAATAGGTAAAAAAATATGGTATAATAGTAAATTTGCCCTCCCTCTACTGTTTAACAGTATATCACTACTTCTCCTGTTTGTCAATAGTCTTATTCTGTTTTTCAGTAGTTTTTTTCAGTTTCTCTTGACATTTCTACTGTTTAGCTGTATAATAGAGCTATCCTTAGTAGAGAGGAGGTGTTACTAATGAGCACAAAATCCCCTCTCACGGATAATTTTGTAAGGGCACTTAGCTACTACATTTCGGTATCTGGCAAAACTAAGAAAGAAATAGCGGATGCAATAGGCGTACCGCCTACTACTTTCTCATCGTGGAGTAACGGTAAGCACTTACCAGATATGGAAAAGCTCCAATCCCTAGCGGATTATTTAGGAGTACCCATTTCTCAGTTTTACGATTTTACCACCATCGTAGAAAAGCCAGATCCTCTTTTAGAGGAGCTAATCCAAGTGTACCCACAGTTATCCAATGAGGATAAGCTCTTAGTAAGAGCTGTAGCGGTTAGGATCCTACAGCTCTACGGAGGGGATCAATAACCCTCCACTGGCTCCCAGTATTTACGGTACTGGGAGCCTTTTCTTTTTGCCCTAGATGGTACAGGGGAGGGGACTTGAACCCCCATAGTATTACTACCGCTAGCTCCTGAGGCTAGTGCGTTTGCCAATTTCGCCACCCCTGCCTATATAAGAGGGTAGAGGAGCTGGGCTAAGTGCCCCTCTACCTATCTCTTTACAGCGTTACGCCTGTTTCCTTTACTCTGTCCTTAAGAGGGGTACTGTTACCCTCTCTTGTAAAATCAATGTAAGCCAGAGGGATACCATATACCTCACTAAGTTTCTGGGCTTTCTCCATATTAGGAGCTGTACGCCCTGTTTCCCAGCTTACCAGCGTTTTCTCACTAACGCCTACCAGCTCACTAGCCTCTTTCTGTGTGTACCCATTCTGTACTCTACAGGCTACTAGCCTCCATTTCATCTCAAAGAAACCCATATTAACCCTCTCTTTCCGCCTTAAATCGCTCCAGAGCCTCCGCTGTTACAAACTTTCTTACTGTGGGTACCATTACCTCACGCTCTGTAGCCTCCAGCTTTCCACTCTGGATATTACGGTACACGGATCTCTCACTCATACCCAGCATCTCTACAACCTCTGCCACCGTGTAGAGCTTTTCCTCTGGCTCCTTAGGATCCTCAGCTACAGGCTCTCCCAGATTACCCTTATACCAGAGCTTAAACTCCTCTCCAGCCTGTCCGATCATACGCCCAGCTAAGAGCTCACAGCCTAGATAGGTTACTTTATAAGTGGCTTTTCTGCCCTCTCCCTCTGGGATAAAGTACTTAGGAGCATCCTCTCCCAGAGCCTCACAGTATTTACGGATAGCTCTAAGTAGGTTATCGTGCCTCTTTCCCAGCACTTCCGCCACATCTTTACTACTAAAGAATTTCTCCATACAGAAAATTACCTCCATTTCTTTTACGGTTACTTAACCTAATCGGAAATGGAGGTAATTTTTAGAGAGATTTTTATAAAATTTTTTTGGAGTGCATATTATACACAGAGAGCTTTTCTGTAGGCTTGTTAATCATAGTCCTAGTATCCACTACTACCTTATGCTCCATAGCGATACCGATCATAGTAGATACCGTTTCCATCTGCTCCTCACTCTTAAAAGCGATAGGGAAAAGATCGCCCTCCTCTGTGAGGTACATAGGTACCAGCCTACCCTTAGGTAAGCCCTCTCCATACTGAACATTAAAAGCCATAATCTTTATTACCTCCCTTATTCTCTGTAGCATCCGTGCTAGTTTCTGCCTCTGGGTTATCCTCCTTTTTAACCAGAGGATCTAAGTATCCTGTGTTAATATCCCAGATCATTAGCACCTCTTTATTATTCATACCGTATCTGTTTTTCTTGATGGAGATCTTAAGCGTACCATCTATCACACTAAGAGAGAGTACTCTAGTGGCGTTCTGTCCTACACCATCACTCTCCGCTAGATCGTGGAGCTCTGGGCTCTCTCCCTTTTTACGGTTTTTAACCGCCTCACGGTTAGCCTGTGCCATAAGGAGGATAGGCTTTTTAAGCTCCTTAGATACCAGAAAGAGATCCTCCGATATATTGTTATAAGCAATTCTAGGAGTATCTGCTCTACGCTTATCACTCATAAGAGAGAGCTGATCCACTACGATCATATCCGCTCCGTGCTTAATGGCTAAGCTCTTGATCTCATCCGCATTAGGCTTACGCCCCTCAAAATCATCTGGAGTAACTACAATAAAACCGCTTTTCTGTGAGAGCTGGTTAATATAGTTTTCGTAATCCTCCTGTAGAAACTTTCCGCCCTCAGTATCTCTCTTAGCACCCAGAGTATGAGCACCGTTAAGGAGCCCCATATTAGAAAAGTGCTTGTTAAGAGTATCAAATCTAAAGCCCACCATTTCCTTACTCATTTCTCCAGAGTAGAAAAGGATCTTATAGCCCAGTTTCCACGCCACTACTGCAAAGTATTCTCCGATCCAAGTTTTACCCACATTAGTACGCCCTGTAACTACTACCAGCTCCTCTCCCCACATCCAGCCATTAGTAAGCTCATCCAGCTTATCAATGCCAGTAGGGATACCGATCAAGCCCTTAACCTCACATCTCTTTTTATACTCAGCTAAGCGATCCTTAGCGTTAGCTACAATATCATAACCATCCTTATTCCTGCTAACAGGTACCTCTTTCTGGAGAGCCTCTAGCTGTTCCTTTATGTACTGGATCGCCTTAATGCTATCCTCTCTCACTAGATCCGCTGTACTCTGGATGATAGGAGCCAGCTTAGTATAAGTGTATGCCTCTTTGAGCTTATATACTAGGTAATCTGTGCTCTCCGTAACCTCCAGCATTTGAAACTCTTTGAAACGCCCTAAGAAAGTTACCTTATCTGGCATCTGCTTATAGGTATTGTAGTGGTTAATGATAAACTCTACCTCATCTCTGGAGGTAAGAAACATCTCCGCTGTAACTCCGTTTGCGTGGAGGATCTCCAGATCTGGAGCATCCAGCACTTTACATATCAAGCTCTGCTCTACCATTAACCTACCCTCCTATCTCCGCCTGTAATTTCTACTACCTGTGAGGAGCCCAGCACTCTACTAGAGATACGATCTCCCAGCTCCTCCTTAAGCTCCTCTGGGGAGAGGTTACTGGTATAAATCGTAGCCAGATTATTACTCACTCTGGTATTTATGATACTAACCATACGCTCCCTTACCCATTCGGTAACTCTTTCCGCCCCTATATCATCCACGATAAGGAGCTTACAATCCTTTACCATAGAGAGTACTTGCTCAAAATCTGGATCCTTATTATCGTAGTAATCCCTAAGATCCTCTAGGAAAGTAGGGAGGAATATATAGAGCCCCTCATTTTCCAGCCCTGTATCAAAAGCCACCTTTCTAAAGTAATGGCTCATAATCTTACACGCCCAGCTAGTTTTACCACTACCTGTACTCTTGCCCCAGATATACAGCCCATCTCCAGCCTCTACCTTTTCCAGCACACTCTCCTTATAGTCATTAAGAGCCTCAAAAGCTGGGAGATCACTCTCCGTAGCCTCCAGAGTAATAGTATATCTGTATCTCTCTGGGATCCTGCTCAAATTATACAGAGCTCTAAGCACTCTATAGCCTCCGCAAAGCTCACTACAGGCGGATCTATCTTTCTGGCAATATGCCTCTGCAAAGCATCTCACTACTGCCTACCTCCTTAACCTTGATACCTAACCTAATCACAAACAGGGTAAAATTTTAGAGGAGAGCTTTTAACTCTCCTCCTTGCTAGTAGGTTTTAACCGTTGCACCCTCTACAGGTTTACTAACCGCTGTAGCCCTTTTCTGCTGTCCGTACTTCTTAAGAGGGTAAAGGGCTTTCCACCCATTATCTATACTTTGATCTACTATAGCCAGAGCTAGCTTAGGATCCTCTCCAGCATTATCCCTAAGTACCTTTGCAAACTCCGTTACAGTAGTAACCTTAGGAGTGTAGTTTTTACCTCTGCAATAGTGGAGAAATTTCTCCAAAGCCTCTCTCACATACTTATTATCATCTGCACTAAGGATCTCTGCATAAGATGATTTTTTCTTTCCAGAGAGAGCTTGCTCTCCCTCTACCGTAGGTAGAGGTTTATTATCTCCTGTTGTATTGTTTATATTATTGGGTAAAATTTCTTGACTACCCCCAGTAAAATTTTTTGACTGGGGTAGTAAAAATTCTTTACCCCCTGTAAAATCTGGTACTATCGCTGTATATCTGTTGTAAATTACACCGTTAAGCTCTGTACTTTCCTTAGTGAGAAACCCTCCATCTACCAGATCCTTTAGGGTATTGATAACTGTAGGGCGTGATACCCCCAGCCACTCACATAGGTAGTTAATGCTGGCTGTAAATTCTTGATGAGATACCTGCGAAAAGCCATAGATGATAGCGTAAATATCTAAGGCGTTTCCTCTTAGCCCTAGTCTATTCCTCATCCAGCCCTGTACTGTGTAAAAGTTCTCATCCTTAACTACTAACTTACTCATATCATACCTCCAGTTTAAGGGGAGAGGGTATCTCCCCCCCCCTGTAAG